GTTTTTGAGCGTATGAGTTTGCTAGACAAAATCAAAAAGAACAGTACCATTAAGGATACTGCGATTCTATCACAATCAAAGTTCTTCACCAAGAAGGACATGATTCCAACTTCCATCCCAGTAATCAATGTTGCATTATCTGGTCGTTTGGATGGTGGTCTTACTCCAGGATTGACTATGTGGGCTGGTCCGAGCAAACACTTCAAGACTGCATTCAGTCTTTTGATGGCTAAAGCGTATCTTGAAAAATATGATGATGGTGTAGTTCTATTCTATGATTCTGAGTTTGGAACACCGCAATCTTATTTTGATAGTTTCGGTATTGATACCGAGCGAGTTGTTCATACTCCTGTGACTGATGTTGAGCAATTGAAGTTTGACATTATGCAACAATTAAACAATATTGAACGTGGTGATCATGTAATTATTGTTATCGATTCTATTGGTAACCTTGCATCTAAGAAAGAAGTTGAAGATGCGTTGGAACAAAAAGCAGTTGCTGACATGAGTCGAGCAAAACAAATGAAGTCATTGTTCCGTATGGTTACACCACACTTGACTATCAAAGATATTCCTCTAGTTGTTGTTAATCATACATATAAAGAGATCGGTATGTTCCCGAAAGATATCGTTGGTGGTGGAACTGGATCTTATTATTCAGCTGACAATATTTTTATCCTTGGTCGTCAGCAAGAGAAAGAAGGAACTGAGGTTGTTGGATACAACTTTATTATTAACGTAGAAAAGAGTAGATATGTCCGTGAAAAATCTAAAATCCCTGTTAGCGTATCTTTTGATGGTGGTATTAGCCGTTGGTCTGGTTTACTCGACATTGCACTTGAATCTGGACATGTCATCAAACCTTCCAATGGTTGGTATCAAAAGGTAGATAAAGAAACAGGCGAAGTTGATGAAAAGAAATATCGCCTAAAAGAAACAGACAGCAAAGATTTCTGGTTGCCAGTATTACAACAAAAATCTTTCTATGAGTTTGTGAGAAACAAGTATCAAGTTTCTGCCACTGAAATTCTAAAAGATGATGATATTGATGCAGAACTTGCTGCTTTAGATGATGAGTAATATGAAAAATTATGTGACTGTGCAAAATCGAACAACTGGACATGATGCGATAAAGTTGACAGATGGTGCATATGAAGGTATAATATACCAATATGGTAAAGTTAGTTTTGACGAAGACGAAGTCAATGATAAACTAAAGATTCATTTTGAATATGAAGTTCTTGATTACAATGATAAAATCATCACAGATATGAAACCATTTGAGAAATACATAGGTGACATACTTCAAGAACTTATTCATGAAGGTATTGCTAATAACAATTTAACGTATACGGGTGGTATTGATGAGAATAGAACAGGCGATCCTTTCGAACCTGATTCACAATGAGGAGTATTGTCGTAAGGTAGTACCCCATTTAAAGACTGACTATTTTTCTGATAGAAAAGAAAATGCGATTGCTAAAATTTTAGTGCAGTTCTTTGAGCAGTATAATAAACCAGCATCCCCAGAAATTCTGGCTATAGAGATTAATAATCTTAAGGGTTTAACTGATAAAGAAGTTCCTGAATATTTACAGTATGCTAAGGAATTGACTAACAAAGAACCAAATGAAGAATGGTTGATTGGTCAGACTGAGAAATTTTGTAAAGATAAGGCAGTGTATAATGCAATTCTTAAATCAATCCAGATTATCGATGGTAGGGACAAAGTTCATCAGCAAGATGCGATCCCTACTATTCTTAGCGAAGCACTTGGTGTTTGCTTTGATAATCATGTTGGTCATGACTACATTCAAGATGCTGATGATAGGTATGATTTTTATCACAGGGTTGAAGAGAAAATTGCTTTCGATCTTGAGATGTTCAATAAAATCACCAAAGGTGGACTCAGCAAGAAAACTTTGAATATTGCTTTGGCAGGAACAGGTGTTGGTAAGTCGTTGTTTATGTGTCATGTTGCAGCCAGTGTTCTGATGCAAGGTAAAAATGTTTTATACATAACAATGGAGATGGCTGAAGAAAGAATCGCAGAACGTATTGATGCGAACTTACTTAACCTGACTATGGATGAATTGAAAGTGATTGACAAGGATATCTTTGATTCTAGACTGCAGAAGATTGCTACTAAGACTCAAGGAACATTGATTGTCAAAGAATATCCAACTGCAGGTGCACACGCTGGTCACTTCCGTGCATTATTGGAAGAGTTAAAGTTGAAAAGAGAATTTACTCCAGAGATTATCTTTGTTGATTATCTGAATATTTGTGCTTCGTCAAGAATGAAACAAACGCATGGTGTAAACTCTTATACATATATTAAGGCGATTGCTGAAGAGTTAAGGGGATTGGCTGTTGAATACAACGTACCTATTGTTAGTGCAACTCAAACAACTAGATCTGGATTTACAAACTCAGACCCAGGACTTGAAGATACTTCAGAATCATTTGGCTTACCTGCGACAGCTGATTTTATGTTCGCACTTGTAAGCAATGAAGAACTAGAACAACTGAATCAGATTATCGTGAAGCAGTTGAAGAATCGATATAACGATCCAAACTTCTATAAGCGTTTCGTTATTGGTATTGACAGAAGTAAAATGAAGTTGTATGATGTTGAAGTTTCTGCGCAATCTGGATTGGCTGATGCAGGACAAGATGATGATAGTCCTGTATTTGACAGAAGTGATTTTGGAAAAAGACTACATAGTGAAAACGAATTTAGTGGATTTAAGTTTTAAGGAGAATAAAAATGGCAGTTAAAGTTATTGTTGCCGATAAAAAGATTGATTGTAAACATTTGATTGGTCAATTCGTTGACGAGAATCATTACGATCATCTTATTGAAGAAGATACTGATGTTTACATGCCAGCACCTTATGGTGAAGATCCTATCAATGAAGACAGGATTGTATTGAAGTTCCGTAAGAACTTCTTCACCAAAGAACAACAAGACCAAGCGTATGCAGGTCTTCGTGAAGCTGCAACTGAAACACAGAATCGTGGTGCTGCAGCAGGTCCACGTGGTGAGAAGTTGGGTAATCGTGAATGGGTTACTGAGTATGAATCTGAAATGGTTGAGTATTTCCTAGATCCATATTCTGGTCTTGCAGGAGATCCTGTTGAGGACATTATCAAACGCTACAAAGGTAAACCACCTACTCCATCTAATCGCAATAATGTTTGGTCTATTGAAAGAACTAAGTCAACCAATTTTAATTTCGATCAGTGGGTTGAGAAAGTTCGTAATCTACCAAGAAGTGAGCAGATTAAAGAAGCAAACTTTGTTGCCGATGAATTGATTTGCGCAACTACTTACGCTAACTCTGTTTATTCAGGTATCGCTGGTTGGTTCGATCGTTATCCTCGCATTCCTTATGGTCGTGCAACATCTTACACTGCCAAGAATCCAGAGAAGTTTGCACTTGCTTATCCATTCCTACAAACATTGGCTAATGGTTTCAAAGATTTACTTCCACAGCGTTATGAAGCACAGATGAAAGCAGCGAGACAAGTTGACCCTCGTTTCCTAGTCCCTGGAACTCCATTCACAACTATCACTGTGAATAAAACTTTCAGAACTGCTGCTCACTATGACGTTGGCGATTTGAATAGTGGTCTTTCAAATCTATTGACATTATCAAACGATGGACGTTACAGTGGTGGTTATCTGATTGCACCTGAGTATCGTGTTGCTGTTAACCCACGTCCAGGCGATTTGCTGTTGATTAACAACCACGATGTTATGCATGGTAATACTCCTATCGTTTGCGAAGAAGGATCTGAG